GGCTACTTCAAGATGATTGGTAACACAACACAACTTACGTTTATCACAGACCCCTCTTTCTCTGACGTCGAAAGTCCTTGTGACTCCTTAGCTCCTCGTCAAGTTTGCGCACCCCGTAACGCTCTTCCTGAAACAACACTTTACGTTCCTCTTCAATTCTGGTTCTGCACAAACCCTGGTCTTGCTCTTCCCTTAATTGCTCTTCAATACCACGAAGTCAAGATTAACCTTGATATTCGTCCTATTGATGAGTGCTTGTGGGCTGTCACCACATTAAACTGCAACAGTGCTCCTTACGGTGGCGTTCCCCAACAATACTCTGTTGGACGACCTGTTCCTGCCACCATTGCCTATAACCAGTCTCTAGTCGCTGCCTCTTTATACGTCGACTACGTATTTTTGGACACAGATGAGCGCCGAAGAATGGCCCAGAATCCCCACGAATACTTGATTACCCAACTCCAATTCACAGGTGATGAATCCGTTGGTTCTTCCAGTAACAAGATTAAGCTTAACTTTAACCACCCCGTTAAGGAGCTTGTCTGGGTTGTCCAACCCGATCAAAATGTTGATTACTGCTCATCCTTGACATGCGATGCTCTTCTTTTCAAGGTTCTTGGAGCACAACCCTTCAACTACACGGATGCAGTTGATGCTCTTCCTAATGCTATCCATGCTTTCGGCGGTCCTCAGGCCATCGCGGCTGATTCCCGTGCTTTCATTGATGCACGTGGTCTTTTCCAAGATGCAGGCGCTCTTGATTACATTCCTCCGGATGGATTCACAGGATACTGGCACGGACCTTCCAATCCTTACAATGAGGCCAACCTTGGTGGTGGACAAGTCCCTGTTAACTCAGCGGGATTATCCCCTGAAGTTGTTGCTTCACTCACAGAAGTTGGCTCACACATGGATAACTCTGGTGTGTCTGATGCCGGCTCATTCGTTTTGTCCGAGACATCTCTTGACATGCACTGCTGGGGCTTGAACCCTGTTGTTACCGCTAAGTTACAGCTTAACGGACAGGACCGCTTCTCGGAGCGTGAAGGTTCCTATTTCTCATGGGTGCAGCCCTACCAATCCCACACTCGTTCCCCGGATGAAGGTATTAACGTCTACGCTTTTGCTTTGAGACCGGAAGAGCACCAGCCTTCAGGCACGTGCAATTTCTCGCGAATTGATAACGCCACACTGCAACTTGTGCTCTCAAACGCAACGGTTGAGGGAACAAAAACTGCTAAGGTCCGAGTTTATGCCACCAACTACAACGTTCTCCGTATCATGAGTGGTATGGGTGGACTTGCCTACTCCAATTAAAAATATTGTTACGATATATCGTATCACATATTTTTATACAAATTTAATAATTAATTATTCCTTTTTAATTATTAAAGCAAAAAACAATATAAAGAGTAATATCTAATATAACTTATAAAATGAGCATAGATATCGTAAATCTTATCGAAAGTAATCCAATTACCAAATTAAATGGTAATTACCAGTCAAAATTGATTGCAAAAGTAAAAAATCGCTTCTCAGAATATGAGCAACAAATGTTTATAGCTAGTTTTTATTGCTATTTAAAGTATGATTACAAGAATGATTTTGTAATTGATTTGGACAATATATGGAAATGGTTAGGTTTTCAACAAAAGTATCACGCAAAATATTTATTAGAAAAACAATTTATTATTAATACTGACTATAAAATTATTGCTCCCGAAGCTTCGGGAGCAAAAAAAAACGTTAGAGGAGGGCATAATAAAGAGACAATTATATTAAATGTAGATGCTTTTAAAAAGTTTTGTTTAAAGGCGGGAACCAAAAAGGCAGATGAAATTCATGATTATTTTATTAAATTGGAAAATATTATGCATGAAATCACATTTGAAGAAAGTACTGAACTTAAATTGCAATTGGAACAACAAAAAACAGAAATGCACTTATTGGCAGACAAAAAGAAACAAGAATATGAAACCAAATTAGCTACTCAAAAAGTGATTGAAAGAGAGAAAATATTGTTGAAAGAATATGGAACAATTGGTGCCATTTTTTATGTTATTAAAGTAAAAACATATGATAACAAACAATACGTTATAAAAGTGGGAGAAAGTCGTAGAGGTATTACCGATAGGTATAAGGAACATAAAAGCAAGTACGAAGAGTGCTTGTTATTAGATTGTTTTGCCGTCAATAAAAGCAAAGACTTTGAAACATTTATAAAAGAACACGATTTAATTCGACCAAATAAAGTGAAGAATTTGTTAGGACATGAAACCGAGTTGGAACTATTTTTAATTGGCAAAAATCTCTCTTATCAAACTTTGTTGAATATTATAACTAACAATATTAAGTATTTTAACAATAATGACAATGGAAAATTAGAGCTTGAAAATGAACAATTAAAATTAATGCTGGAAATGAAAACAACGAACAATGATAACGGTTTAATACAAGAATTAATAAAAACAGTGAAACAATTATCCAATAAAATAGATAATCTTGAAAAGACAAACAACTCTGTTTTAGAAAAATTACATTCCACTCAAACGAAAGTAGTAACTGGTTTTAGCGAACCACTGTCAACAATTGGACCCAGACTGCAAAAAATTAATCCAGAAACGTTGGAACTAATAAAAGTTTATGAGACCGTTTCAGAAGCGATGAAAGAAAATACCAATATTAAAAGACCTAGTATTAATAAAGCCGTCGTAGAAAATACGATTTATTGTGGGTTCAGGTGGCTTCTAGTAGATAGAGAGATGGAACCCAATATTATTCACAATATTACTCCAACGAAACAAACCAAAGCCCAAAATTTAGGTTATATAGCTCAAATAAACAAGGAGCAAACAGAAATAGTTAATGTTTTTTTAGATAGAAAAACGGCCGCTCATTTTAACGGATATGAATCCATTTCAGCATTAGATATCCCTGTTAAAAAGTTCACTTTGTCACAAGGTTATTATTATAAAATTTATGATGATTGTGATGTAACGTTTAGAGAGAAATTTGAAGAAAAAATAAATGGATTACCATTATTATACAAAAATGGCGTTGGACAATATGATTTGCAAAATAATTTAATAAGAGAATTCTCATGTAAATACGATTGTCTTAAAACCCTTTTGATGAGCGATAAAACGCTGGCAAAAGCATTAGACAAAGAAAAACAATATAATGGGTTTTACTACAAATCTATTGGAAGCAAATTAAAATGCGTATAAGACCAAGTCAAAAGTATCCTAAAAATTAACGAAATAATATTATAATACATTATATTATGTCGTCACCTATGCCACCAATGCCCCCAATCGACCATCGATTTGACCCTGGTGCTACTATTGTATCAACAACCAAAACTCCTGCCACTCTACGTATCAACGGTTTAACCAATAATATGTATGATACTAATGCTGGGATAAAATCAATATCTTTTGTTGATAAAAATTATGAAAACCAAAATGTTAGTGGTGGAAAACGTAAATCACGTCGTAGAAAATGCAAGAAATCAAAAAAAAATAAGTCTAGAAAGAACCGCCGAAAAACAAGTCGCCGTCGTCGTTAATAAATCGTACATAAAAAAATTTATCTTTTTGTTGCACCAATTCCATCGTAATATATATACTTAGTCATATTATATACATTATACATTATATAAACATATTATTATGATTTGAACAATTTATTCATATTCATCACTTCAGGTTTGTCCGTTTCATTTGTAAACAATTTCATTATTTGTGCATCATCGCGAAAACGCAAGGTATAGTTCTGTTGAATATTATTTCTACCAATGCGCCCCATAGCCTGAATAATTTTTTCCTGTGTTAAATTCAAATCTTTGCTCAAATATCCATGACAGAACTGATAATTCGTTCCATAAATGTAATCGCTCGAAGCAATAATCATGTATAATTTCTGTTCATCGGCCATTGTCTTCATAATTTCAGTATATTTAATATTGTCGTGATTAATAAAGACGCCAATTCCCATCATCAGCAGGATTTTCCACGTATTTTCAATGCCGTTAAGCAACATAATTTCATTCACAACATGTTCATCAATATTACTAGTAAATGCACTCTCAAACGACATACCATCTGCCCATTTTTTAATATGAAGATGTTTATTAGGGATAAAGGTGTCATTCAACGTCGCGCTTTTAATGAGCAACCGTAAAGCATTAATTTCATTAGTCAATTTCGATATATCCGCCTTGCCGCTGTTTGCATCTTCAGGTCCTTCTCTATTCAGTTTTTTACAGTCCTTAGTAGACTTATTTCTACCTTGAACTTTCCCACCAGCATGTTTTTCAGAAACGCTGTTTTTCATACTATTTTCGGACTGTTCTTTTTTATAATCAAGAGTGGTTTCCAAATCGTTCATTTTTTCGTTTAAAATATTGTTAAATTCAATCTTTTTCATAATTTCATCCATCATAATGCTCGGAATATTTGCCTGTTGAATACAGAATTTAGCTATTTTCTCAATTTCGTTTGTAATGAAAATTGTGGGCCCATCCGTAAGAGTATAAGCATCCTTAGTAGTTACATATACACCTGCTGTTCCAGGAGAAGGGTCAACGCTTTGCGTTTGCGTTCTTAAAATTTTATTTCCTTTAATGTCAACAGAATCGTTGTGGGGTATTCTACGAATTTTTAGGGATTTAAAATGCAAATAAATAGCACTCCACGTCCCTTGCATAATGTTTTGCAACAATTTAATGTAATAAATTTTTATGTTTTTCATGTTTAGTTCATTTATTGACTCGAAATGTCGCGTCAACTTCATTTTGCTATTGGCAAAATTATTTTTATTTACAAAGGTAATAAAACTTGCCACCTCTTTCAAATCAAAATAGCGCAACAATGTCAAGTAGTTTTCACAATGTTGCGCTATTTTGATAACGCCTTCATGAGTGTCCGACAAATAATGAGGCAACACTACATAACCATCGTTGTTTATTATGGGTATTGATTTTTTGCAATCATGGCTGACAATGTTGTATACTTCCGACCCTGGAAATTTATTTCTAAAATCGGAAATGGTTTCAGTCAACTCGTGTAGTTTGGGCAAAGTTGCGGATGACAGTACCATATTAGGAATCAAATTATTTTTCCAAATTTCTGTGATGATTGAATGAAATTCATGCGTTTCATAATCCATTGTTATGGTAGGCTCATCCCAGTAAACAATTAATTTATCGTCCATATCGTTTCCCTCGTCATCTTTATTAAACGCTTTCATATAATACATTGCAGGCAAATAGGATTTAATGTCGCAAATCATAATTTCAACATCATCCCCCACGCTATTATCTACTTTGCCGATACCGCCGGTGCGCTTATTTTTGCTATATTCCTTTACTGCAAAATAGTGTAACCGAATGTCGTCCGCACTCGCACACCCAAACGCAAACGCCACTTTTTTACCAACTGAAATAGCGGACCGCGCCAATGCCAGGCCAACATGTCTTGCCGCACAAACAAATATGATTTTATGTTGTTCAGACAACGCAATAGGCGTCAGTGTTTTCCCCGTTCCAGTAGGAGCTATATACAATATAAGCTTTGCATTGGGATTTTTACAAACCGTGAAAATTTCCTTTTGATGTTCGTAGAGAACTAAATCATCATATTTTAAGAGGTTCTTGTTTTTCTCTATACATTCATCTGCGTGTTCGATAATAACAGACATATCAACTTCATCTTCGAAAAGAGAAATCAAATCGTTGCAAATGCGTATTACATGACGATTTAATCTGTGCACATTATTTTTAAGAAGTTTAAAAAGGGTATAGTAATGAAACATGGTTTGCTTCACATTTTTTTGCAAGTTATACTGCAGAAACTTTTCTGAATGATTTAACAGAACGTGTTCATACACGTCTTGCTTTTTCAGTGCAGTTTCATCATTCCTATCTAATCTAATTTTATCTGCCGAATTTATTTTCACGTTGCTGTCTACGTTTATAGATTTGTACTCAGGCTTCAACTTAGAAATTGCGGTTTGAACCCGGTCGAACTTTTCTCTCAAATATTTATTATATATAAAATCCTCCATTTTTTCACTGTATTCTATCTTTAAAAAGCTAAAGATAGAATTATTGTTATTAATTTTTAAATTAACATCATGATACCCTTTTGTAATAAGTTTTAAAACTTCCCGTTCTGACTCAGAAACAGGAACTTCAATAGAATTCCACTCGGCCTTGTTCAACTTTCTTTGCTTTAAATCCATTGTTGTAGTTATTTAATTATGTCATTATCTTTATATGATATTTTTATTTCATTTTTTTTTAAAAAATAAATGAAACGATTTAAATAGTTGAATATAAAATAAACAATAGCATAGTATGACCCAATCAAACATGATTATTTCAATTGAAGGAAATATTGGTTCTGGTAAATCAACCTTATTAGAAAATCTCCAAACACATTTTGGTAAAAATAAAAAAATCATCTTTTTAGAAGAACCCGTTGCCGAGTGGGAAACGATAACAAATGCAAACGGTACGACCATGTTACAACTATTTTACGAAGACCAACAAAAGCACGCATTCGCGTTTCAAATGATGGCATATATATCTAGGCTGTCGCTGTTAAAAGAGGCGGTTGACAACAATCAAGATACAATTATCATTACGGAACGAAGTTTGTACACGGATTGCATGGTATTTGCCAAAATGTTGTACGATTCGGGGAATATTGAAGTGCAAAATTATAAAATTTATTTGAAGTGGTTCAATACGTTTATAAAAGACTATACTATTAATAAAGTGATTTATGTAAAGGCAACTCCTGATGTCTGCTATAAAAGAATTACAAAACGGTCAAGAGACGGAGAAAGTAATATACCATTGACCTATTTAATTAATTGTGATAAATATCACACTGAAATGCTAAACGTTATGCAAGATGACTGTTTTTGCAGTAACCAATTGATTCTAGACGGTAACGTTGACATTTACCAAAATAATAATCAATTGCAAATTTGGATTTCACAGATAACGCAATTTATGGAGAGTTAAATTATATTAAAAAGTATAAATTGTATTTGAAAGAATGAATTAATTACATATAATAAAAAAATGAATTTTTTTGCTGTTATTAAAATAACTGTAATTAATAGTGTAATGAAGATAATGCCTTTAGCAAATATTATTAATGTGGCTTTTAAATATGTTGTGCACACGTGCAAAAAATACAACATTGATGAGTCACATTCATTAAAACACAGCATGGATGTATTTCATTTTGCAAACAAAATATATGACTCTGAGCTTAGCGCTAATCCATATTTATTAAAACACCAAAATATAATTGCAGTTTCCGCAATAGTACACGATATGTGTGATAAAAAATACATGAATGAACAAGAAGGCATATGTGAGATGAAAGAATATATGAAGGATTACGTAAAAGAACCTGAGCTGGAAGTAATTTCAAATATTATTTCAACAATGTCTTATTCAAAGGTAAAACTATATGGTTATCCTGAACTGCATGAATACCAAATGGCATATCACATTGTTCGAGAAGCAGATTTATTGTCTGCGTACGATATAGACAGATGTATTATTTATGGAATGATGAAAGAAAATTTAACTTATGATGCCGCGTTAATACGTGCGCTTGAATTGTTTGAAGAACGCGTGTTAAAATACCGGTCTGATAATTTATTTGTAACAGATTATTCAAAACTTCAATCCGAAATACTGCACAACACATATCTAGAAAATGTTAACAATATGATTAATATGATTTAGAACTAATTTATAAATAAATAAAGAAAATGATAAACGATTTTTTTACTTCAAATAAAGAAAAAGCAAAAGCAAAAGCAAAAGAAAAAGAAAAAGAAAAAGCAAAAGATAAATGTAATTTTAGATTGCAATTTGACGGATGTAGTAAAGCAAATCCTGGCCTAGCAGGCGCTGGTGCAGTTATTTATGATGTAAAAAATGATGAAATTTGGAACGGACACGAATTTATCGGAACAAAAATAACCAATAATTATGCAGAATACATGGGTTTAATTATTGGATTAAGAAAAGCACAAGAAATGAAAATAAAACAATTAATTGTAGAAGGAGACAGTATGCTCGTAATAAAACAAATGAATGGTGAATTTAAGGTGAAATCATTACACCTACTTGAATTATATAACGAAGCCAAATTATTAGAAAAATGCTTCGATAGTATTTATTACAAGCACATATATAGAACTAATAATAAAAGAGCTGACGAATTATCAAATATCGCAGTGGATAATTATTTGTGTACTCCACAATTTTCTACAAGTTGATTTACATAAAATGAACGTTTTAAAATGAGACGGCGTGAAAGTATCAATGATATTCTAACAGGCAAACGGTAAGCACTTTAGGTGGTTTAAATAGCAGTAAGTCCAGTTCCTTTTTTGTGGTTGGAAATTCAGATGAACTATAAATGTCTTGAAGCAGTAACCATTCAAACATGCCGCCTGTGTATATATACACACTATGAAACCCGAGAGAAATAAGTTGACTATATTTTTTATACAGTTTTTCATCGTTACAATTTTTCCCATAAATGATAATTTTAACATTTTTATTACCATTTTTAATCAACCTATTAATAATTTCTTCCTCTTGATTTATGTGTATTGTATTAGGTATTAAGCACGTTTGTTCATTTTCATGTAGAGTATTTATCAACACATGCGATTCAGGATTTTTTAGCACATATTGAATATCCTCGTAATTTATTTTTTGTGCAGATGATTGTGCATTTCCCATTGATTTAATATTTATATTATTTTTAAATATTAAACTCTAAAATAATTATTAATGGAATTTAACAACAATTTCAATGTCTTCTTTTTTTATGCTTTTTGTTGCCGAAATTGACAATTCTTCTCTCTTCTTTCTTGTCTTACCATTGTCTACTACAGTGTCCTTTCTTTTTGAGGTACTGTTTCTGTTGTTCATATCCTTTTCAATGATTTCGTAATTTTCTTCAATAAAATGAATTACTTTGTTCTCTAGTGCCCACTTAAAAAAATTCAATTGTCCTATGGTTGTTTCAATACATGTCCCATTTTTATATGGAATGCTAATTCTATCCCATCTACAAAAAGGGTCAAACCTTTTCTTACTATAAGCTTTTAATTTTAATTTATAATCAAAATAAACCTTGAACCTTCTTGGGTTTTCACTGCATTCAATATCATATAAAGTATAATATTTCTTAGCATAATTTGTAGCAAACCAATCAACAATTCTCAGCGATATTTTAGATTCCCCTGTTATAATCTTAAGCATTCTGCTAATATTATTTTCATCTTTATAAAATTCCATTAAATTATTTAATAATAATTCATTTTGAGTTGCGTAACAAACTGAGGTAGTCATTAAGTATTTCTAATAAATAATTATTATTGTTTAAGTTGTTTAATTAAGAAAAGTATATTTTAGAAAAAGTAATATTTAGTATGTAAATATTTTATATTTGTATAATATATAAATGTCAGATTTCATGAGTAACTATTTTGGTCCTCTAAGCAAAGACTATTGCATGTATTTCTATTTAATGTCCATCTTCTTTTTTATAATAATGTTGCTTGGTCTGGTTGGTGTTGTTTCCGCGATGATAATGAAACCAAAACAAATTAATATGATGTTCTTTATAAACGCTGTAATGTTGTTTATGAATAGTATATTGGCTTATTTTGTAAATAGATTGTTACATACTATGTGTGCAAATAGCATTCGTTAATAGGGCCATTATTTAGGAATGTCTTGAGTGGTATTTTGGGGTTTTAAATACTGGTCCCTTACAGAAACGTCATCTGCGTATGCATTATCAGATAAAAAAGGGTTAAATCCTCTCTGTTGAACAAGGTGTCTGTCTGCAATTTTGACGTCCAAATCTTCTCTCTTATTAGAAGATTTAAAACCTCCGTTTGCAACTTCTTGATTTAAAATATCCCAAGTGTTTTCATCATAGTTAAGCGATGATGAATATGCCGAGATTTCAATTTCTTTATTTGCGTTGCTTGCATAAATATTGTTATCATTATAATTATTATCATTATTGTTATCATTATAATTATTATCATTATTGTTATTGTTATTGTTATTGGTATTGTTATTGGTATTGTTATTGGTATTGTTATTGGTATTGTTATTGTTATCGGTGGTATCATTGTTGTTGTTATTTTTTCTTCTACTTCTCGCGTAAGGTTCTCCTTTAGTCCATTTCCATTCCATAATATAGTATATTTTATAACTTGTTAAAAAATACTATTAATAAACTTATTTATCTTTCTGAATTATATTTAATTGTTTAGTAAATAAGAACTTATCATCAGACTGATTTCGTCTTTTTAAGTTACATTCTAAACAAGCTAAATGATAATTATCTTTATTATGTCCTTTATTATTATCAATTCTATCCACAGACCATTGTTTCATTTCTCGTGAAACATCGTATAATACGACCATTTCTTGGGTGCAATAATAACATTTTAGTTCACACTTGTTCATTCTAGTAATAATATCTGTAAAAATAATAAAATTGTGAGCATCGAATAGTTTTTTTATAATGTCTTGATTCTTGTATCCTGCAATTTTTTGGTTTATTTGCTGTGTAATTATTTTGGACATTTCATTATTATAAAATTTATTATCACATAAATTATCAAAAAACATTTCATTAATTACTTTTAATTG